TGGCGTACCTCCGACGCCGCGGTGGCTTTGGAGGGCCAGCCTCGCCTGAGCGCTTCTTGCGTTAAGGTTAAGTCTGGCGATTACAAGGTGACGGCTAAGCTCGAGATCCCCGTCATGGAGACCCTCGGTGCGTCTGGAACTGCTGCCGGCTACGTGGCGCCTCAGAAAGTCGCGCATGTGCTGACTGGGATCGTTACGATCTTCGTTAGCAAGCGCTCTACTAAGGCCGACCGGGCGAACCTGCTGCGGATGTTGGTTGGCATCGTACAAGGTGCCTCCTCTACTACCGCAACTGGAACCCTGGCCAACACGGCGGCGGGTAACGTTTGGGCTGCTAGCGCAGCCCCGCTGACCCTGCTGTTTACCGACTTGCAAGTTCCGAACTAACTCACTCTGTGGACCACCCCATATCGGGGTTGTGCAGAGCAACCATAGGAGGTTGTATGCATTACATGAGTAAGTTCACGACCGAAGAGTCTCTTAGTATTCTCGGGGAGCTGGTCCAGCACATCCGCCAACTCGGCGGCCCCCTCACAAGGGAGGTCGCCGATCTGGCTTTGTGCGCTCGGTACGACAAGCTGCTTGACTTCGAACTGACCTACGATGGCACAACTCGCGTAGACGACGCAATTTGGGCGAGACAAATCCTTGGGTTTTACACCAAGAATCGAAATCTCCCGGGTACGTCGTCTATCGAACGCGAGCGTGTAGCGTTAGATAAGTTCCTGTTGTCTGAGCAGATCTGTAAGGGGAAGAACAGTTCCTTGTTTGACGAGTCCGATCGATTGACCGGGCTGTTGAGTGTAGTAGAGTATTACGCCCAGCAGAAAATTTCGTCTATACTTGGTGATGTCCCACCCCTGTCGTACTTTAAGTTTGAGTATGGACCTGGCGCAACAACGAGCACGAATGGTCGACGCAGCAACTTTAGAAATAAGCTGTCGTCGACATTAGCGTGTAGTCACCATCTAGCCCCAGTAGTTGGAGAATTTCTTAGCGAAGTTCCCATGCTCGCAGCCCATCACCAGGCCTTCGAAACTGAAGAATCCTGGTTTCTGGACATTGAGGTTGCCGCTGGTAAGCTGATGTTTGTGCCGAAAACCGCAAAGACTGACCGTTCGATTATGGTGGAGCCGATCCTTAATGGTTTATTCCAGAAGGGTGTCGGTTCTTACCTGAAAGAGCGGTTGCGGCTGCACGGGGTTGACTTGTATAGTCAACAAGGGAACCAAAGGTTGGCCCAAATCGGGTCGATTAGTGGCGAGTTCGCTACTATAGACCTGTCAATGGCCTCCGATACCGTTTCCCGCGCCGTGGTCGAACGCTTACTCCCGGAACCGTGGGTCTCATTGTTGACGAGACTCAGGACGGGTAAAGCGGTCTACCGTGGGCATTCCTTCTCACTGGAGAAATTCAGTAGTATGGGGAATGCCTTCACCTTCGAGTTAGAGAGTTTGTTATTTTACGCTCTAGCTCGCGGGTGCACGGATGCGCTCGGGCTGCATGACGAGGTGCGCGTGTATGGGGATGATATAATTGTCCCCACACCTGCGTATCCATTACTCAAAGACGTACTCGAGCATTATGGCTTTGTCTTAAACAAGGACAAGTCTTTTGCTTCGGGCCCGTTTAGGGAGTCGTGTGGTGCAGATTATCTTTTCGGAGTTGATATCCGTCCTTTCTACGTCAGGGAAAACTTGACAGTTCGGACGCTATTCGTCATGCACAACTGGCTAGTCCGCCACGCGGAAATCCCGCTGGCGGAGATAGTCAAGTCGCACATTCCGAGCCACGTGGTCCTACAAGGGCCTGACGGCTACGGCGATGGTCACCTCGTTGGTTCTCATAATCTCCGGTACAACCGGAAGATACAGAGAGCCGGCTGGTGCGGCGGATACTTTGAC